TAATTCAACGCATAATCCTGATGAAATTGCATCAGCTAAAAGGCTCGCGGATGAAGGACATAAGGTTTATTTATTGCCAAGCACAAGAAAAAAGAAAAATCCTGACATGATCATAGACAATGAACTTGGTGAAATAAAAAGTTTTGGTTTTGATGAAAAACATCCGAACCCGACACAGCAAACAATGCAAACAGAAATAAAAAAAGCAGGTCAACACCAAAGAGCCAGAATTCTATACTTAACTGTTGCCGATCATATTAAAATAAAAACGGTTCTTGCTGCTTTAGGAAAAGAAGTATGGCGAACGCCAATAAAAAAAATAATGTTGGATCATCAAGGAGTATTAAGAGAATATCCACGGCAATTGTTTTTTAACAAAAAATAAAAACAGGGCTAAGCACTCCTCAAGTAAGGAGGGGTGACGCCCTGTAAAACGGCATAGCAATCTACCGTTATTTTTATTATATCATAGTCAGGTAAATTGTCAAGACTTAAAAAAAAGATTTTTCCTGATAAAGCCCTCTTTTATTTTTATTCTGCTAATATATTTTTCAAGTGGATAGTTGATAGATTGCTGTTCTGTAATGCTCATAAATGAGAGGCTCCTTTTGGCGGTTTTAGGGTTAAACTTAAGACCGCCTTTTTTTAAGGTCTTTTTATCTTAAAATCTATATCCAGTGATCTTTAAAACTGCCCCTAATTTGAAAAATACACCGGTGTACACGGGGGTATATAGCATTTTTGGTAAGATTCGACGGGGTAAGGTAATAAAAGCCCATTTTTAAAAGAATCGGTAAAAAGACAACATGGAAAAATCGTCTTACAAAGTTAAAGATAAGTGGCTCCCACCAGAGGCAAAAATATAAATATAGCGTGTATCTTTTTTTGGTATGGAATTAGGAGTAAAGATCATGCCTAGAATAATGAGAACTTTAGAGCTTGCTTATGCAGGCAGATGGGGGCAAAACGGAGACCTCATTACTGAAAAAGATTTAAAGGAAGTTGTAGAAACTTTTACGCCTCGCCGTCCCGTAGGAATCGGGCACGACATAATGAAAAAAGATGATGCTCCGAAGTACGGTAATGTGTGGAGCGTAAAACTTGCAAACGGCGGGAAAACTCTTGCAGGGGAAGTCGAGTTTTCAGAAACTCTTGATACACTTTATACATCGGGGCTTTATGACGGCTGGAGTGTAAGTATTCCGAAAAGAGCTATAGACGGTAAAACTTATTTACACCACTTAGCTTTTTTAGGAGCGACACCTCCTAAGATTCCCGGGTTAAAGGACTTAGGAGAAAAGCCTTTTCAAGCAGCCGATGACGATCAAATTTTTTCTTTCGATTTTTCGGGGAAAATAAAAGAAAGCGATGAGGAGGTCAAAATGACTAAAGAAGAAATCGAGGCAATGCAAAAAGAAAATGCAGAGCTTAAAGAGGCCAATAAAAATTTGGCCGAAAGCAAAACAAATCTTGAGAGTGAATTAAAAAAAGCTCAAGAAGAAAAAAAAGAGACGGGATCGGCTTCCCCAGAAGCTCTCCCAAAAGAGTTTTCAGACAAGCTCAAAAGCTATGATGACGAGGTGAAGAAAATGAGGCTTCAAGCTTTTAAGGCTAAGGTAGAAAATCATCTACCTAAGGGTGTTATGGAACAAGCTGAAGTCTTGGCTTCTTCTCTTTCAAGCAGAAGCGATGCGGTCAACTTTTCCGATAACGGGCAAAGCGTAAGCGGCACGGAGATTGAACTTTTATCTTCAATCTTGAGGAAGTGGCCTCAAAGCGTAAGCCTAGGAAGTTCAGGCTTCGATTACTCGGACAGGGGAAGCGAAGGGGACGGAGATGTTAAATCGGCAGGCCGTCAAATAATGAAGGCCTTGTAAACTGTTTTTAGGGATTTGATAATCCATGCAGAAAAAAAATATAGGAGAATAGCTATGGTAAAAGCAAACATAGGAAACGTAACGCTGGAAGAAAAAACTCTTCTTTCAGGGAGTAACCACATCGTGGTATCTTACCCTGTTAAGGACGGAATAAAAGGGCTTGCCGCCGGAACGGCGGTAAAGCTTGACGGCGGGAAGGTCGAACACGTGGCAGCCGACACGGATGATGCAATAGGTGTATTGTACAAGGAAGTAGAATTGGACGAGAGCGGCAAAACAAAGGACGCGTCAGCCTTGGTTGTAATTTTCGGTGCCGTAAAAAAATCTTCGGTAAGCTATACAGATGCCGGAACAGCTTGCACCGAACAGCTGGTAGAAAAGCTTAGGAAAAACGGAGTTTATGCTATAAACTAACCGTTAGATTAAAGATTAAAGTTAGGAGAATAATTATGCCTTTAAATCAAAATGTAAAGGGAAGAATAAACTCATTTTTCTCTTTGAAAAATTTCACGGATGTTATTACGGCGTTGCCTAAACCTCAAACACCGATAACAGACCTTTTGTTTCCGCAAGGGGTGAGAAAGCTTAAAACTTCACCTTATATCGCGGTTCAGGATATCGAAAATGAAACGGGAGCGGTTCCTGTGGTGATCAGGGGTTCTAAATCTTATTCCGTTGACGGAGGAACAAAGAGTGCAAACCTAATAGAAGTTCAGCCTCTTTCGATGAACCGTGTAATATCGGCAGCAGAGCTTAACACCCTTATTGCAATGGGAGATGTTGACGGGATTTCCGAAAAGCTTACCGAAACGGTTGAAAATCTTAGAGATAGAACTGCCGTATCTACAGAGCTTTTGGTTTGTCAATCCTTGTCGGGAAAAATCGCTTATCCTGCCGCAGTAGAAGGCGGGGCATTAGACACTTACGAGGTAGAACTTGGAAAGATTAAATCTCTTTCACCTTCAACCTTAACAGGTGCCTCAACGTTATCGGATGTACAGGCTGCGTTGGAAGCCCAGTTTTTTGCCCAGCAACAGACAGGAGCATCTTCTGACGTAAGACTTTTAACGGGAACCGATGTTTATTCGGTTATCATAGACATTCTTTCAAAGGCAACCGGAAATGTGCCTGTACAGTACACGGATTACGGCCTTATTCTTTTCGGCAAGTATAAGCTCATGCCGATCACGGGAAGTTATAAGCTGCCGGGAAAGAATGATGCAACAGCGGTAATCGATTCAAAGAGCATTCAGTCAATAGACCTTGCAAACACAGGAAAGCTTTTCTATGCGGCCTTAGATGAGCTTGATGCAAAACTCCAGCCCTTGCCCTTCTTTGCAAGCTATGAAGAACTTAAGGATCCTTCTGGGGTAAAGGTTATGTCTTCGTCAAAACCCTTACCTGCCTTTGCGGTAAAAAAATCGACGATCAAAAAGTATGTAGCTTAAAGCGCAAGGAGAAAGAAAAAATGGCGGTAAGTGTTGAAGATGTAAAAAAAGCGGTAACGCGTCAGGAGTATCTTACTCTTACCGCAGGCGATGACGGAAACGCTTTAATGGCCTTGGAAAGAGCGAGCCTTTGGGTTAAGGGAAAGGTCATTTCAACCGGAAACGAATTCGATGAGGAAAACGAGGTTATAAAAACGGCTATAATTACAAGGTCGGTTTATGAACTTTTTTCTTTTGTCGGGTTTGAATCAAGGGCAAAGCAAAAGGCCGAAGATGCAAGAGAGCTTTTAGAATCATATTTCGGAAACACGGCAGGCGGAGAAAACAGGGAAATGAACCCTATAGCCGGAGCCATCCGAGTTCCTTAAAAAATTTTATTTTAAGCGGCTTTTTTTAGGCCGCTTAATTTTTTTAAAATCGAGAGGTATAGAAAAAAATGAGTGTTAGGATTGTGTATAAAACTAAGCCTTTTTCCGACAAATTAAAAGGCGGTCTTTCTGAAGCCATGAAGGAAGCAGCTCTTTATATGCGCTCAAGTACAAATAAAAAAATAAACAAAGGAATAGCTCCCGAAAACTCATCCTTAACCAAGACATTAAAAAAAGGAGATAAAACTTTAAGGGATACAAACCTAATGGCAACAAGCATTACTCCTCATTCAGGGGAGCTTTGGGCAAGTGCCGGAACAAAGGCGAAGCAGGCTAAAATCTTACAATCAGGAGGAGTCATAAGGCCTAAAAAAGCTAAGGCTTTATGGATTCCGTTTAGCGTTAAAACAAAAGAACTGATGAGAAAATACGGGGAGGAAAAACCTTCCGGCTTGATAGAGGCGATGAAAAACGACGGATATTCTTTTTTCTTTACTTCATCGGCAAAAGTCTTTATGGCTCAAAAGGGAAAAGGAAAACCTTTCGCTTTATTTTTGGTACGCTCTTCAATTAAAATTCCTGCCCGTCCTTTTTTATACTTTGATGAACAAGATGAAAAATACATAAGAAGCTTGATAGCAAAAGAAATACATAAAAAAATTAAAGGAAAAAAGTAAATGATAGTAATTAAAGCTTTACAGGAAGCCTTATCAAAAAAAGGAATTATAAACATTTTAAAACCTCAAGCGAGTACGGTCGCAGATGCTCACGCGGAGCTCGCTCTTATAGGTTTTACGGCCGGAGGAGAAAAAAAGAATAACGACATAAAAAGTTATGAGACTATAACGCTTTCTTGTGATATCGTGTCCTTGGGAGTTTCAATCGACTATGTAAATGAGCTATCAAAATTTTTAAAGAAAATGCTTGAGCTTTGTATCGATTCTCTTGATGTTCATTTAATAAAAAACAATCAAGAATATATTATCAAAGCTCATTTCCAAAAAGTACAGGAGGGAAGATTTGAATATCCTGAAGACTCTCAAGCGTTGCCGGCAGAGTACAGGGAGGGGTATATAATAACAATGACATATCCTTCATTTTTAAATGAAGAGTAATAAAAATATTACGGAGGGAAAAATGAGACCTGGAGGAAAAGACGGAAGATTGTACCGGATTGTTTTCGGTGCGGAAATAAAGGGGAGTGCTTCGGTAACAAAGGTTCCGAAAGAAGGATTTTACAAAATAAGTGCTATGGCCGGTACGGGGTCAAGTATTCCTAAGCCGGATAATGCTATTCAAGGCGGGCTGGGGCTTGGCGTGGGAAACATTTTCTTTGCAAAAAAAGATCATCCGCTTACAGTAGGAGATGCTCTTATTTCGCTGGAGCTTCACCTTATAAGCTTTGTTACGGATGTGCAAGATAACGCCCAAGGTCAGACCTTTGATGTAACGACACAGGCGGATGTTGAATCGGGGGTACGCTCTTATATTCCCAGTGCTTTCAAAGAAAGGTCGGGCTCAATATCGGGCTTTGTGGATGTGGACTCTCAAGAGCAAAAAGAGCTATTCGGAGAATTTAGGGAAATTGTGATTGAGGATGTTCAAGGAAACAAGGTAACAAGGCTTCCTTCTAAAGCCTTGGAACATGAGTTTATGATGAGCCGAAGAGAGGCAGCTCCTGAAGGAGAAACGGAGATGTGGGAATATATGCCGATAGTTTGCGAGTCTATCAATACAAGTAAACCTATGGACGGCACGCAGCCCTTTAGTTTTAACTACAAGGTTGACGGCAAAAGGAAGCCGTCCCTTATTTATATTTCAAAGTAAGGAGAAAATTATGATATTGACGGCTAAGACAAGATATGATTATGTGCCGGCCTTTAGCGGCAACAAAAATCTTAAAACGGAAGACCGTGTTGTTTGCGAGATAATAAGGCCTACAGTTGAAGACAGAAACGGGCTATTCAGCATGGATGTAGAGCGGGAATTAACTGCGGCGGCAACGGCCGAAAAAAAAGCGGCGGTAACATTCAAACGCCGAATGGATGTTTCAAGAATTTTAAGGCGTCATGTAGGAACTATAAAAAACCTTGAAGTAAAAAATGAAGACGGGGGAACGGTTAAAATCAAGGACGGAGAAGCCTTGGCAGAATGTACCGCTTACGGAGTGGCTGCTCTTGTTGAGGAGCTTTGCCAAGAAGTTATATCCGACCGTCTTTCGGAAGAAGAAAAAAAAATTTAAAAATTGCATTTGAACTTGTCTATGAGGGGTGGCATGTGAAAAGCTGGCACCCCGAATATGACGAAAAAAAAGAACTATTCACATTTGGTGCCTTGCGCCGCAAAGATTTTAAAAATTACCTTACAGAAGATTTTTTTAAAAGTTTTAGTATTTGGTCTCGTTATCGAAAATTCGGTCTTCCTTCGGGGAAGGGATATGTAAACGAAGCGGGTGCTATAATTGAGCTTGTAGAATTGTTTGACGGTGTTTTTGAAACGCTTAAAGAAAAAGAGGTAAAGGATGCAGCAGATAACTGATGAGTTAAGAATCTTAGTTGAGGCAGAAGTAGAGCGGGCTATAAAAAACATAGAAAAGTTTGACTCTGCTATGGACGGAACGGAAAAAACTACAGCCTCTTTTTCTGAAGCTTTAAGTGCCGTAGAAAAAAAAGCCTTAATAATGAGCGGGGCGGTCATAACGGCAGGGGGTGCTTCCGTTAAGTTTGCTGCCGATAATCAATCTTTAAAAAGTTCCCTTGAAGTTCTTTTAAAAGATGCGGGCAAAGCCAAAGAAATGTTTGACGAATGGAAAGAGTTTGGAGCGTCAACACCCTTATCAACAGATGAAATAGGAAAGGCCGGGAAACAGCTTTTAGCCTTCGGTGTTACGGCAGAAAGTGTAACCGATACAATGCGGGGGTTGGGTGATATAGCCACGGCAACAGGAATAAGCCTTGGAGACTTATCAACAATTTACGGACAGATAAAAACGCAAGGCCGTCTTTTCGGTGATGATATAAAACAGCTTCAAGGAAGAGGAATCCCAATCGTTCAAGAATTGAGTAAACAGTTCGGAGTAAGCGAGGCTGCCATAAAAAAAATGGTAAGCGAAGGGAAAATAGGCTTTAATGATTTTGACAAGGCTATAAAAGCTATGACAAAAACAGGCGGTCAGTTTGAAGGGATGATGGCTCGGCTTTCAAAAGATACTATGGGTAAATGGTCTACAGCCTTAGATAACGGGAAACAAGCCTTAGCATCTTTCGGAGACCTTATGCTCCCTTTAGTAAATGATGTGCTGGATTTTGCAACAGGAACCTTTGAAGCAATATCAAATTTAGATGAAGGAACAAAAAGATTTATTCTAGGTTTTGGCGGAGTCATCGCCATTTCAGGGCCTGCAATAAAAGCAATAACAGGAATAAAAACCGCTCTTACCGCTTTAAGTGCAAATCCCTACATGCTTGCGATAGGAGGGCTGATAACCGGAGTTGCTTATTTAACCGGTCTTTTTGCGTCTCAAAAAGAAGAAGTAGAAGATTTAAGTGAAGCAATGGAAAGAACAAAGAGTGAGGCAGATCGCTTTCTTTCATCGTATAAGGGAGTTGAAAAAAATAAAGTCCTCGATAAGAGTGCCACAAAAGAACTTTTAAGGTTATATCCCGAACTTTCAGGGAAAATAAAAGAGTATTCTACAACAGTTGAAGAAGCTCAAAAACAGGTTGGAATTTTACACAGGTTAAAAAGTGCCCAATCGGAGGAAGAATACAATAGGGTTCTTTTGGAAAGCGCAAAGACTTATGACGAAATAAAAGATAAAATTCCGCGTCTTACGGAAGAAATGTTTAAGGCCGCAAAAGAGACCGGAAATTTTGACAAGGCTTTAAAAGAATTAAAGTATGCAGGAAAAGTTGTTGAAGATATTGAGAAAAGTTTTAAAAAGGAAAAAGATCATCGAGACTATTGGATCACTCAATATATGCGTACCGAAATACCCCGCCTTTTAAGTGAGGCAAAAAAGCCTATAAATAAAGAACTTGCGGAAATAGGAGAAGGATTTGAAAATGAAACGGCAAGAGCGGAAAGACTTTTACTTTTATGGGAAGTTATAGCACAAGGGACAAAAGAAAAACTGTATGAAAATGTCGAAGGTCTTCGAGAAGATTTTTTAAAGCTGAGAAATGATTTTGAAACGGTGCTGGTTAAAGGCGGGGACGTTTCTTCCGTAGCAATAGAAGACTTTATAAAAAAACTTGAAAGCATCGATTTAAACTCGTCTTCGCTTAAATCAAAAATAGAAAAAATGCAGGATGAATTAAAAACGATAGAAACAGGAGTTACCATTACGCCCCTTGTTGATGAAAATTCAAAAAAAACATGGCAACAATGGTGGCAAGAAATAACAAATGTAGATGAGACTCTTTTCGGCTCTTCGGGTAAAAAGGCGGGGAATCTTTTTATAAAAGGGATAAAAGACTCAGCTAAGGAAGAAGAGAACCTTGCAAAAATAATTCTTGAAGACTTCGATATGAAAGAAGCTTTAGAAGGACAAAAAGAAACAATTCAAAGTGCTTTAAAGGATTTATTTAATGCAAAAAATGAGGACGGCTCTTCAGTTTTCGGTATTACGGATAACTCCATACAGGTATTGCTTTCAAGGATAAAAGAAGTAAATGCCGAAATTAAACAGCTTGAAAACAACGAAGAAATAAAAAAAATATATGATGAGCTTATAAAGAAAAATGAAGAGCTAGGTAAAACTACCGATGAATTGACCTTATCAAAACTAAAGCAGCTTAATGCCGATGAGTCTTTGATAAAAGAGGTAGAAAAGCAAATAAGACTTTTTAATACGGGGAATATATTAGACGCTTACAAGAAAAAAGTTGAAGCTATAGGAAAAAGTGAGTACGATTTAGCTCGCGAGACCTTAATAGCCAATAAGGCAACGGAAGAACAATTAAAACAATTCGATGAATATGTAAAAAGACTTAAAGGCTTTTCTTCTTTTGAAGAAGCTTTTAAGTCTGTAATTAAAGACGGTCTTGTGTCAATGTTTGACGAGCTTGGAATTAAATCGGATGAGTTAAAAGAGAAAGCCTCTCAGGCTATAGCCGACATCTCTTATGCAATAGCGGACATAAGTTTTGATCATCTGGTACAGGGCTTAAGCGATATAGGTTATGCCTTTGCTCAAGGCGATGATGCCGCCGAAGCCTTCCATGACTCTATGGTTAAGATGGCTCAAGAAATTTTAAATCAGCTTCCCAATCTTTTTTTACAGGCAGGCTTACAGTTAATCGCACAAGGTCAATGGGCCTTAGGTTTAGGCTTTGTTGCAGCAGGCTTGGGAAGTGCTGTAGTAGGCGGTGTAGTCTCCGGAACTATTGACAGGGAAAAGGGAGAAAATAAGCTCCACAAAAATGCGCTCGGAGGCGTTTATGAAAAAGGAGATGTTATCCCCTTTGCCTTAGGCGGAGTTTTTACAAACAAGATAGTTACAGAGCCAACTTTGTTTAAATTTGCAAAAGGCACAGGTCTTATGGGAGAAGCAGGGCCTGAGGCTATAATGCCTTTAAGACGCGGAAAGGATGGATCACTAGGAGTTGCTGCCTTGGGAGGAGAAACGCCTAAGGTAATGATTACAATAATAAACAATACGGGGGAAGCGGTTTCTCAAAAAGAAACCGAAGGAGCGGACGGATCCCGTAACATCGAAATAATGATAGGACAAGCAATTAACGGAGTGATAGCAAGCGGCAAGGCCGACAGAAGCTTAAAAAACAGGTTCGGCTTAACAGTACAAGGAGTTTAAATATGGCAGAAATATCATGGCCTGAAGAGTTACCGGAAACATTACAGCTTGAAGGATTATCGGCATCTTACAGCGATCCGGTTATAAGAACAGAAATGGATGCAGGGCCTAAAAAAATGAGAAGGCGTTACACAGGAGCAACCAAAATAATTACAGGCAATATAACCGTTACAATCGAACAGCAAAAGATTCTTGAAGACTTTTACAGACGTGTCATAGCTTACGGAACAAGAAGATTTAATATGAAGCACCCTCAAAGTTTGCAGGTTCAAGAGTTTAGAATGATAGAGCCTATTAAAGAAGTTTCAAATGGGGCTGGGCTTTATGATATTACAATTACGCTAGAGGAGTTTTAAACATGACGAAACTTTCAAAAAGAGCCATAGAGGCCTTAAACAGAAACGAAACGAATGAGGTCTTTTTATATTGCTTGGAAATAGAGGTTGAAGGAGAAGAGGCTTGGAGGTTTGTAAACAATAACGAAGATATTATATCCAATGGGAAAAGATATACGGCTTGCGGGTTTACCGTTTCTCTTCCTTCCCAAAAAAACGAAACGGGAAGCGAAACCTGCCGTCTTGCAATAGACAATATAGACAGCCGTATAATGCAGTTTATTTCTAAGGGGATAGGAAAAAAGATAACGGCAAAGATTATAATTATTTTAGCAGCAACGCCTGACCTAATAGAAAAAGGGCCTTTAAAGTTTATATTGAGAAATGTATCTGTCGATAAGGCAACCGTTCAAGGAGACCTATACGATTTTTATTTGTTTGACAGAAATATTCCTGAAGGCCGTTTTACGCCCAAAGATTTTCCGGGACTTTTTTAATGCTTGCTCCTTGGGTAAAAAAATACATCGGCATTCCTTTTCTTTCAAACGGCAGAGACAAAACAGCTTGCGATTGTTACGGACTTTTATATTTGATTTACAGAATAGAATTTGATACGGAGTTACCGCTTCTTTTATCCGATTATAAAAATGCTTGCAATGTAAAAGAAACAAAAGAAATTTTTAAAATAAATAAGCCTTTAATTGCAGGAGAAAAGCTTGATACTCCGGAGATAGGAGATGTGGTTTTACTTAACTATAGAGGCCTTCCTTCACACATAGGCATTTATGCAGGGGACGGGTTTATACTTCATATAACCGAAAAATCGGGGAGCGTTTTACAAAAATTAAGCTCATCCGAAATAAGGGGAAGAGTGGAGGGGTATTACCGTGTCAATAAAAATTATCGCAAAGGTTCATCCCTTTGATGCAAAAAAAAGAATTATAAAAGAAAGTGAACCTAAACCTTTATACTTACTTTATGAAGAACTTAATATAGGGTTACCGATAGAACATGCACACTTTTTAATCGAAGATGAAATAATTAAAGATATAAATAAAACCCCTAAGGACGGACAAACTGTTTATATTGCAGTACATCCGGGAGGCGCAGGATCAAGTCCTTCGAGCACCGGCAAAGGAATGGCTATAGGCGGAGCCTTGGCAATACTTGCAGGGATTTTAGTAACGGCTATTTCTTTGGGAAGTTTGACCGGAGTGGGAGTAGCTCTTATAGGAACGGGAATCGGAATGCTTGCAGGCGGAGCTGTCTTATTAAACTTGGATATTCCAAATTTAAAAGACAGAGAAAAGCCTAAGCAAAACCCTTCCATAAGGGGAGCTAAAAACAGAGCTAATCAATTAGGGTTTATTCCTGTTGTTTTAGGGCGGCACCTTATCTATCCTGATACGGCCGCCAATCCTCATTTTGAAATTGAAGGAAACGATCAATATTTAATACAGCTTTTTTGTGCAGGTTATAACGATATAGAAATCGAAAAAGATTCCATTAAATTAGGGGATACCTTATTAAAAGAGTATTCCGAAACAAAAAATATAGATAAAATCCTATCAGGAGAAGATTCTGTTGTCAAATTACAGATTTTAAAATCCGGAGAAGAGTGCTCATTTTATAAAAAGGCTGTAAGAGATGAAAATATAAACCAATTATTGAAACACAGTTTTGAAGACGGAAAAGACGGAAGTATAGTAAGAACAACACCTTCAAAAACTACAAAGATAAATGTGGACGTTTTCTTTTATGCAGGACTTGGAAGATATAATGATTCAGGAGATGTAGTGAGTGCTTCTGTAGAGGTCGCCTGTTATTATAAAAAAGAAGATGACCCGGATTCACAGTATTCCTTATTAGGTTTTTTTAACGGGAATAAAAACTTAATCGAAGGAAATGAATTAAAAACAAAAAGATTTCAAATAACAAAAGAGGGATTGCCTCCGGATAAATACACTTTAAAGTTTACCCGTATTACTCAAGACTCAGGAGACAATAAAATAGTTGATGCCGTTTATGTAGGAAGCATCCGATCCTTTACGGATGATAGGCCAATCCGTTTTGAAAGACAAAAAAACTTGACAATAGTTGCACTTAAAATAAAGGCAACAGAACGCCTTAATGGCGTAATAGATTCTTTAAACTTTATAGCTCAAACTAAAATCCCTGCATACAAAGGAAGCGGACAAGGCCCCGCGTCGTGGGAAGAAAAATTGACCTCAAATCCCGCAGCAATTTTAAAATATGTTTTGCAAGGAAAGATAAACTCTAACCCGGTCTCAAATGAAGACATAGATTGGGAAAGCTTTGAAAAATGGGCTTTATGGTGCAATGAAAAAAAATATTCTTGTAACGCAGTTCTTTCCGATAAGGCAACTCTTTCGGAACTGATTACGATGATAACTCACACGGCCAGAGCCGATGCCGTTAAAATAGACAGTAAGTTTTCGATTGTACAGGATGTCGAAAGATTAAGTCCCGTTCAGTTGTTTACTCCTCGAAATACGAAGTCTTATAGTCAAAGCCTTTTATTTGCAGATATTCCGGAAGCTATAGAATTTAATTTTATTGATGAGGCCTCAGGCTTTAAAGAAAATGAAAGGATTGTTTATGATACGCCTACAGGAGAGGCAGGAGAAACCGAAGCTTTAAAAAAGCAGCAAGAAACGCTTTGGGGTGTTACAAATGCAATGCAAGCTTTTAAGATAGGGCGGTATCAATATGCCTGTATGCACAACAGACCTCGTGTGCATAAAATTGATGTAGACCTTGAATTTTTAGTTTGCACTAAGGGAGACAGAATCCAATACGCAGGAGATATAGGGCTTATCGGGATAGCTTATGGAAGAGTTAAGGGAGTAGAAACTTTAAACGGTTTAACTACGGCCGTTATTTTGGATGAATATATTGAAGCTGAAAAAGGAAAGACTTATGCCTTACGTTTTAGAAAAAAAGACGGCCGCATATTGATTGTAGATACAAGACCTTTATCTGCAAGTTATACAAACAAAATAGAATTTGAACTCGCGTTAAACGAAAATGATACACCTCAAGAAGGAGATTTATTTACTTTCGGAATAAAACAAAAAGAATGCCTTGATTTAATAATTACTTCAATAGAACCTACCGATGAATGGAATGCTTCGATCATTGCCGTAGACTATTCGCCTGAAATTTTTGGAATAGATGATTCTTCTTATGTTGTTCCTCCGTTTGATAATAAAATTACAAACATTGACGGAAACACTTCGGATTCAGGGAGTGTAGAGCAATGGAAGTATTATTACACTTATAATGACAGCGAAGAAGAACCTTTAAGACCTAAGTATGACGGGACAAGGGATGGCTGGCATCGTCTTCAAACTAAAAAAAGTATTTGGGTGTCAACAAAAAATTCTATGAGTGTTTATGACGGTCAATGGTCGGCTCCGGTAAGAATAAAAGGAGAAAAAGGCGAACAGGGCATCCCCGGAGAAACTCTATCCTTCCCCACCGATACCGACATTTTAAGTCTTCTAAACTTTGACGAAACGCCTCAAGCCCTACCCGCTCCCAACCCGTCTTATACAGCTTGGAAATCTAAAATCATAGAGCTTGATTGCACAGATAAGACAGAAATCAAGATAACTTTTGAAGAGGCTATAAACAATGTAATCATCTTATCGGGGGAATTAAAAAATGATTTTTCATTAAAATTATTTTTTGACAAGCAAAACGGTAACGGTGCCAAACAGTATTTAATCGTTTATAAATTGACGGGTATTTTTAATATTACAATTCAAACCGAAGAACCCGCGACGAATAAAATATCGCAAAACATAAATACTGAAACATTCGGACTCGGCTGTTATGCAGTCGTAGATTTTAGAGGGAATGTTTGGCATTTCAAGGGAGAAAAAGGACAAGGCGAAGGTTTAAACAATTTAGACCTTGCAGGATTTTTTAGCGATGATGATTATTTTTTAATTGAAAAAGAAAAAGAGATAAAAAAATTAAAAAAGACTGATGGACTTTTAGCAATTCAAAAATACGACAGTCCTATCGGAGAAGTTAAATTCTTTTATGAAAACAATTATAAGCACGGCTTTTTGGAAGCTAACGGACTGCCTTTCAGTCCTGATGTCTTTCCAGAGTTTGCAGACTATGTAAAAAGAGTTTTTAACACACAAACAGAACAGTATTCAAATTGGCCTTATAGGCCTAAAATTATAAAAAACGATGGAACCTTTATTTTTTTAAAGGCCGTACAGGGGGTATAAATGGCATATACAAATGAACAATTGGGAAAGGCTCTGGAAGACCTAACGGCAGCCTATAACAATTTTATCGAGAAAGCAAAAGAAGCAGCTATTGCCGCTATGGGAGATACGGTAATTGCTCAAATTAAACAAGACGCTAAAGACTATATCGCCGCAGAACTTACAGAGCAAAAGGCTGCACTTGAACAAGCAATTGAACAGGCTAAGATTGCGCTTAAAAATTCAAGCGATGAAGCGCATGTTAAATTACAACAATTTAGCGAAGAAAAGCAGCAAGAGCTTTCTGCTTTTGTTGAGGAAAGCAAAGAGGCTTTGACATTATTAGCCGAGCAAAAATTTGAAAATCTTAAAACTCTTGCTGATGTAAAGGAAAAAAAATTAAAAGATGTAGCTGTAGAGATGGAAGCTAATATGGAAGAAACGGCAAAAGAAGCTAGGGAAAAAGTTGTAAAAGAATTTTCAAATATTAGTGAAACTGCTGTTACGGAAACAAAGGAAGAATTAAAAAATCAACGAATTGAATTTGAAAGAAAACTTTCAAATCAAGTAGATGAATTTAAAAGCTTAAGTATAACCGAGGGAAATAAAATTAAAGAGCTTATTCGAGAAAAAATAATTGAATGGGCGCATCAGTATAAAGAGCTATATAAGGACACACGGTTTATGGGGTTAGATAATGATCCCCTTTTAGAAAATATTTTAAAAGTCAAATTGGATGAAAAAAATGGAACGCTTCTTTTAGCCGTAAGCGGATCGCTAAATTTTAACTATAATTATAATAAGATAAAAGTTTTAGTATACGTATGTAATCCAGAAAGTGATACCCCTTTAAGATGCTTGTCGGTCGATGTTCCGTTAGGACAAGAAGATGACATATTGCCTTACAAAAATTTTAGCAATTATTGGAGTAATAATTATTTTTTAAAAAATTTTATATGTATAAATTACGACGAAAAAGACATTCTAAAAGATGCAGAAGGTTATGTTCATTTAAAAACTGTAATTACTAATGATGACTATTCCCTTTTTGCTAATACAATCATTCGCGGTTTTATAATCGCAAGAAGACAAACTAATTTAACGTATATAAATGTTAGAAGTTTAAATAACGATACTTTAGAAGGCACCTATAATTTATTTGAAAAAGGAAAAAATATTATTTTTACGATATTTAAAAATGACGACATAATAAAAATCCCTTATATACACGCAAATGATATAATCGTGGGCTTCCATTTAACCGAGAGGTTGACAGAAGAACAAAAAGAAATAATTGAAAGATGGGCCATACAAATAAAAGGAAAGTATACCGACTATAGCCATCCGATTATACATAGGCAGATCTTTGAAGAACCGTGGCTGCCGAATGAGCCGCATCCAACTATCAAGGAGCCTTTATGTAATTATTACAAACTATTAAAAAGTCAAAACAAGGATGAGGAGTATTTTTATATAGAAATGAAAAGAGCTGAAGTTTTGGCAAATACAGAAGTAAAAAATAGCTTTAAATTTTTATGTTTGAAGATTGTCGGCAAAGATTATGGGGTTAGTAAGTTTAAATTTAGAGGTTTTTTTACTGATGATAATGAGGAAGGAGATTTATATATTTACGATAAAGAAGTCTTACCTAATTTTTTAAAAAGAAAAGTGATGCATTTACCGGCGAAAGAAGGGGATAATTATAATTATAAAATTTTAAATGCTTTACCTTTTATGGAACGTGGAAAAAATTATACTGTTGCCGCCAATTTTAAAGTATTAAATGATACGGCCACTAAATTTGCGACTATCTTATTCTATGATTTTACTAAAAGTGAAGTTCTCGCGAGAAGTGAAACGCCTGTTGTTAACGGCAAGTGTAAAGCTTTTTTAAAATTTAAATATGATTATCCGGTCGGACATAATGTCGGCATATTATTTTATTCGGGGTATTGCGGATACACACAAGGGGTTGAGAGCGAATATAAAAATTTTAGCTTAGTTGAACATGTTTATTAAATTATAAAAAAAGGAGACTTGAGTAATGGAAATAATCAATTACGCAAACGGGGCCAATATGACCTTACCCGAAGACGCTCAAATCGTTCAAGGCGTATCCGGTAACGCCGTCTACTTACCGGCAGGGGCAGGAACGATGCCTATTGCCGGAAACAGAAATGAACTTACTATTTCTCTTTGGCGGCAGTGGGACGGAGTCGTAGAAGCAGACGACTACAGGGGCGTTTTTTCAACGGCAAATATAAAAGCCTACTTTGACCAAGCAACGGACTTTTTAACAATAGAGCTTGCAGGGGTTAAAACCGTAACCGACATAAAAGACGACCAAGAGCAAGCGCATTGGTGTTTTCTCTTTTCAAAAAACAGCTTTTTTAAAATCTACAAGAACGCAGAATTAAAAGCAGAACTTACTACAGGCAATTACCCCGTAGATTTTTCCGAAGGCTTTACGCTCGGTGGCGGAAGAACGCACGCTACCTTTGATGAGGTTAGAATGTACAAGACGGTTGTAACAGAGCCTGAAATAAGGGGCTTATACCGCCTTGTAACAAAAGGCACGCAGGTGCAGCAGCTTGAAAATATCGTTACAGAGGTTACGCCTAAGTATTTGGGTGTGGTTAAAACAGTCCCAGATACAAGAACAGCCATAATCACTAAAGGTGAAAGACTTGGAGCCGTAGACGCTAACCCCGGCGATTGGGTGCTTTCGGGTAAGACTATAGGCGGCTGGAAGGTCGGGGTGTGTTACCGCTGGACGGGAGCTCAATGGTTAAACCTTCAACCGGAAGTAAACTATGCAAAAGAGTATCAGGCGTGTTTAGTACACTTATTTGAGATTGAAGAGCTAAAACAGCAGACGGGGCACTTCGGGGCGTTGTTTGCTAAGGTTCTGGTCGCTCAAAAAGCGATGATTGATGAGCTTTTAGTCAATCAGGCGTTTATTAAAAATCTTGTGGTTAGGAAATTAAAGATTGACACGGATGATACGACTAATCAGGATTTTGAGGCATGGTTTGACGAAACGAACGGATTGAAGATTAGGAATAAGGGAGAGGAGATTTTTAGGGTTGATACGAATGGTGATGTTTTTGCTAAAAATGCAGAATTGCAAAATGGTAGATTTTACGGAGATGTTTATTGTGGCGTTTTTTCAGTCTTTAACAAAACTGTCTACATAGGGACTGTCTTTTCTTTGAATAAGTATTGGCGAGCGTGTTCAATAGGTGAAAAATATGGCAATATAAATGTTAAAATAAATTTTAGCTACTTTGGAAAATCTTACACTAGATTAGTTATAAATCATGTGAATCATGTTATTGAATATAATTACAAGAATTTTAGAGAGATTAATAGCTCTGTGAAATTTATAAATGAAAATAATTCAACACTTCATGAGATAAGAAGTAAATATTGGGCTTTAGAGAGTTACTATGGGAATCCTATTTATGATGCCACTTCTGAAGGTGATCATAAGGATGCATACGCAGGAGAAGACATCAATCAACTACTTACTACAAACGGATACAATAGCTCACGGATAGGCAGCAATGGATGTTTATTAGAACCCCTTACTATTCAAGAATCAGGAGAAAAACGAGTTATTCAAATCTCGGATATTTTTGATAAAAAACCAAGCACCCCTAACATTATATGGGTTGGAGAGGATAGAGTATTAAGGCTTAGTTAAAAACATTTCCGAGGAAAGCACATCATTATCCCAAACATTTTCA